ATAGGAGGGCTTATGGAAAAAATAAAAACAATAAAAAAAGGAACTAAACTATTAGTAAATAATGGTTTAGGAATATGTACTGCTTACTCTTTAGAGAGTATTAAACAAGGTAGAGGATTCAAAAAAACTTTACTTGTAGATTTAAAAGCTAGTGAAGTAGGCTTTTTTGACGAGTTAGGAAGTATATATGTGAGTGATATATTGGAAGTATTATAACGAGATTATATAAAATAATTAAGGAGGGACATATGACATTTTATAAAAACCAATTAGAAATAATTAATAGTGGGCTATTTCTACAGCTAGAAGGAAGTGTGGGTCGTTACTATGTGCAGAACTTTTTAGACACAGGTATATTTAAACCTAGTGGGCAAGAAGGCAGGACAGTAATAGACGGATACGGAAGAGAAATAACTTTACATGATTTCATAATTGATGAAGAACGTATAGATGAATTATGGGATACGAATGAAGAATTTATGAGGGAACTAGAAGAATATGACGAGATTACATAAAATAATTATTGATGCTAGGCTACTAGAAAAAGAACCTGATGCATGTCCGTTTAATATTGAGACTCTAAGAGCACATTACGATCTTAATGCGACTGATGCAATTTATGTTAAGGAATTTTTAGATAGAGATAAAGAACGTGGATAGACCTATCTTCGGCTACGACTACAACGGACAGAATGTCGAGTGGACTTGGCGAGTACGTGAGGTAGAAAAAATTTATTGGAAGACTTGGAAACCTAAGTTGCATGATGTCAAGATATTAAACCTGACAGATACAACAGAGATTTCTAAAGTACAACAAGAAATCTTTCAGGGTGTTATGGATTCCGAACATCCTAAGAAGGAGAAATTAACCGGAATCTACAAAGTGAGGAAAAAGTATGGCAGTTAAAATAAACAGAAGCAGAATAGGAGATATTGCAGAACACAAGGCGGTATCTTGGTTGTTTGATCAAGGCTACGAGGTGTTTAGAAATGCTAGTAGCGTAGGCTTTGCAGACTTAGTAATAGTTGATAAGACTGGTAAGAAAACTTTGATTGATGTTAAGACTTTAAAACTTGACAGGCGATATGGTTCTTACACAAGCTTTCATTCTAGGACTAAAGCACAAGCTAAGTTAGGTGTACAGATTCTAAAAGTACATCCTTACAATTATGAATGTGAGTTTGTAAAACATAAGGAGGAAAGCTAATGAGTAATTTAAGACAACAAGAACTAGAAGAAAGGTGGTACGAGGAAGGACTTGAGATTGCACAGATCAAAGAGTATTCACCGGCATCATGGGATCTTTTTGCTATGAGTTATGTTGCTAGTATGAAAAACATATACTCATGAGGAAAGCAACACAGAACATACAACATACCTCGAAGACAGGGGTACGTGGTAAAAAGACTTGGCAAGGTCGAAGGAATGTAGGCACTTCTACAATGCCAAAGAGAATTAAACAGACCTACAAAAAATATAGAGGGCAAGGAAAATGACAGTAGATACATCACAAATAACATTAGACGTAATAGAAGCGATTAAAGAAAATAAATCTGTATCCTTTAAATATGGTGGACATGAAACTATTAGAGTAATCAAACCACAAGGATTCTATGGAGACTTCACAGGCTTTGAAGGTACTGATGAAAACACAGAAGAAAAAGAGTTTAGACGTTTTGGACTGGCAAGAGTTAGTGAATGGCTAGGCAGGGAAAATGTATGTATGGTTCACGTTGAACCTATAGCATTTACATTTCATCCTACGTGGTCAGAAGTTAAACACAGACTACAAGAACTGATAGACTTTGAAGACTTAGAGTATGGAGTGGAAATAGTAGATGATGAAAACTACAGAGAAACAGACGGAACACATAATGACTCAGTATGATGTTAAAAAACTTTACAAGGATATACTTGAAAAAGAACAAGTGACATCTTTGCATGTTAATAATGGCATCATTGAGATCAGATATGCAGACGGAACAATGACTCAATTCAAACGCTCCAAGTGGAGAAAGAAATTTAAAAAAATTAAATCGAGGGGTTGACATATTATTTATTATGATATATAATCCTCATCTTATGGAAAAGATAAGTAATACAGAATTTAAATTATCAAGGGAACAATACTTGAAGTTAGGTTCGGACTATAACATTCTTACAGATATGTATGAAATGAAATTAGGACATGAACTTAGATCAAGTGGTGAAGATTTTATTTTAAAGTTTATAGATGAACATAACTTAGACATGTTCATAGGCGACATATATAATAAATATTTGAGGGAACACTAACCTCCTATGAGTTATACTGCTAACACATGTAGCCCTCACTATACACCCCAAAAGTTAGTGCGTATGTCAGTACAGACTGATGTTAGTTTGAGGTCTAACGACTCAATTAAAACCTCAACGATTTCTAATAAAGGAGAAATACTATGCCAATAATTGGAACAGTACCTGTAAATTGGGCACAGGTTAAAACACCCAATAAATATGGTGAGTACTCTGTTACTCTTTTAATTGATGATAAGACTGCTGAGAGTTTTACTAGCAGGGGTTTTAGAGTCAGGGATAATGACGGACAGAAGGAACTCATTATCAAAAGAAAAGTAGCAAGGAAAGACGGAACTCCTAATCAAGCTCCTAAACTTCTTGATGCTAATAAAGAACCCTTGGATGTTGCAGTAGGCAATGGCTCTAAAGTAAATGTCCAATACAGGGAATGGGAAACTTCTAATAACTATGGTGACTTCAAAGGTCTTGATCTACAAGCGGTTCAAGTAGTAGACTTAGTAGAGTACACAGGTTCAGACGGAAGTGAATTACAACCAATAGATGATGATCTGGAGTTTTAATTATGAGAGTAACATCAAATAAATTTTTAACTATTGAAGGTAAACTTTTGAGTAGGTGGTTAAGAAGATCAAAGAAACCTCGTCTTCAATATTCAGAAGGTGGGGTAGTAGAAGACCCTAACAAACCTTACATCACAATAGACGGTGTACAGATTTTTGTTGAAGACCTTCCGGAAGAAGGACAAGGAATCTTCGGAAGACTGCAAAGGCTTAATCAAAAGAAGGTGAATATCACACTAGATCTTGAAGAAGTACAAGCAGGTATTAACTTTTTCTCAAATAAAATTGTAGACATAGTTAATAATGACGGACAAGACACAGCAGCAGATGCTGAAGTGGTCGAGGAACTATCTGAGTCTAGCGACTCCGACTAGTGTGCCTAAGAGTCAGCCATTGAGTGCGAGAAGGTTATCTCAAGAAGTGACTATAAACTACTAGACCTTCAAGTGTAGTTAGTCGTGAGCTTATATAAGATTCTGGCAACGATCAGTAATAAGATAAAAAGTACGATAAAATATGATAACACGTAGTACCTAGCTACACACTTTTTTAACAACGTGAGGGAATATATATGGCATTTATAAAACATCAACTACCATGTCCAAAATGTGGAGGGAGCGACCCCGTATCATTGAATGAAGACGGTTCAGCAAAATGTTTTAGCTGTGACACCTACTTCTTAAATTATAATAAAGCTGTATCAGGCGAGGAAGTGACACAGAAAAAAGATAAAGCACCAATCAATCCTAATGGTGGAGATTTTGTTGCATTATCTGATAGACGAATATCAGAGGCAACTGCTCGTAAATATGGAGTAAAATCTATACTCTCTAGCAATGGGGATGTAGTACAACATTTGTATCCATATTTCAACAAACATGAGCTATCTGCTACGAAAATACGCTATGTTCGAGATAAGAATTTTTCTGTTCAAGGCAGTTTTGAAGGCACAGGATTGTTTGGCGAGCAACTTTTTCAGACTGGAGGTAAGTCAATTACTCTAGTTGAAGGTGAATGTGATGCAATGGCTTGCTACGAATTAATGGGTAGTAAGTGGGCAGCAGTCTCAATCAAACGTGGTTCATCTGGTGCAGTCAAAGATGTAAAAGAAAGTTTAGAATTTTTAGAAAGTTTTGAGAATGTTGTGATCTGTTTCGATAGCGACAAGCAAGGACAGGAAGCTGCTAAAAAAGTAGCAATGTTATTCCAACCTAGTAAAGCTAAGATCATGACTCTTCCAAATGGATTTAAAGATGCAAACGATATGCTTCGTCAAAACAAACATAAAGAGTTTGTTGAAGCTTGGTGGTCTGCAAAAGTTTATACTCCTAGTGGTGTTATCAATGTATCCGAATCAAGGCAAGACTTCTTTTCACGAGAGAAGAAGGACAGCATTGCGTATCCTTGGCAAGGTTTAAACGACAAGCTATATGGGTTACGTGCCGGAGAGTTGGTAACACTTACTGGAGGTACAGGACTTGGTAAGTCTTCTGTGACTAGAGAACTAGAACATTGGCTTATCAAAGAAACTACGGATAACGTAGGAGTTATTGCTCTCGAAGAAGATTGGAGAAGAACTGTTGACGGAATCTTATCTATAGAAGCTAACGCTAGATTATATATAGATCAAGAGAGAGAAAACTTTTCCGAAGAAGAGTTGGATAAATTCTTTGACATTCTATATGACGGAGAAAATAAAAATAGAGTATGGATACATGCTCATTTTGGAACGAATAGTATTGATGAAATCTTTAATAAGATTCGCTTCATGATTGTAGCCTGTGATTGTAAGTGGGTCGTTGTAGATCACTTACATATGTTAGTGTCTGCCTTGTCCGAAGGTGATGAACGTAGAGCAATCGACAACATCATGACAAGACTTAGAAGTATAGTTGAAGAGACAGGTGCAGGACTAATCTTAGTATCACACTTGAGAAGAGTTGACGGAAACAAAGGACATGAGAATGGTATTGAAGTATCTCTTTCACACTTGAGAGGTTCACAGAGTATCGCTCAATTGTCTGATTGTGTTATTGCTCTTGAAAGAAATCAACAGTCTGACGATCTTGAAGAATCAAACACAACGAGAGTTCGTGTTTTAAAATCTAGGTATACCGGTGACGTTGGATTAGCCAGTCATTTGCTATAT